CTTTCAGGGTTCTTTTAGTTCTGGCATAGGTGGATTCCTACCCTTTTTCTAGGAGACAACATGTTAAAAAGTTTGATCGGTCCCGTGGCAGGATTGTTGGATAAGTTTATCGAGGATAAAGACCAAAAGAATCAATTAGCCCATGATATTGCTACAATGGCACAAAAACATGCTCATGAAAGCAATATGGCACAAGTAGATGTCAATAAAGCAGAAGCACAACATCGCAGTATTTTTGTTGCGGGATGGAGACCATTTATTGGTTGGGTATGTGGGGTAGCCCTAGCTTATCATTTTATTTTGTATCCCATTGTTGTTTTTATTCTGGCAAGTTTTCCAACAGAAACTTTTACAATAGATCAATTACCTAAATTTGATATGGATAGTTTGATGACTGTATTGTTAGGTATGTTGGGATTAGGTGGATTAAGAACTTTTGAAAAGAGTAAAGGACTAACTAAATGAGTTTTAAATTATCACAAAGATCACTAGACCGATTAGATAGTGTAGACCCAGACTTAATTAAAGTCGTAAAGTATGCCATAGGTGTTACCAAAGTAGATTTTGGTGTTATCGAAGGTGTTAGAACATTAGAAAAACAAAAAGAGCTTGTAGCAGCAGGTGCATCAAAAACAATGAACAGTAAACACTTAAAAGGTTTAGCGGTTGATCTGATGGCATATGTTGGTGGAAGAGGATGTTGGGAACTAAAAGTTTATGATGATATTGCTGATGCGATGAAACAAGGAGCCATTGAATATGGTGTACCGATTGTTTGGGGAGCATCTTGGCATGTTAGAAACATTGCTGATTGGGAAGGTACTATGGAAGAAGCAATGAATGATTATATTGATACAAGGAGAAAAGAAGGTAAGAGACCATTTATTGATGGTCCACACTTTGAAATAAATTCCAATTTAGTATAAGATATGGTATTCTTTTATCTTTTATTGTAAGAATACTCTGATATGAGCGAAATTGACTTTGTACAGTTTGTGCAAAAGAAGATAAAAGAAAGACGAAGTAGTGTTTTAGATGTATTAGAACACAATGGAGTCAAAAACATGGAGCAGTATAGGGAACTTATGGGTGAACTTACTGCATTAAATTACCTTTCGCAGGAACTCTCGAGCCTGCTGGATAAACAGGAGCAATTTGATGACTGATAAAAAAGAGAACGTAGCAACCCTATACAAACCTAAAGAAGAAGTCGTTCTAGACCCTTCTGAAGTTACCGATAGTCTTTTAGAGCGTATGCCTAGTCCAACTGGATGGCGTATCTTGGTATTACCTTACAGAGGTAAAGCCATGACAGAAGGTGGTTTACATATTCCAACACAAGTTTTAGATGATACACAGATACAAACTGTGGTTGGTTATGTTTTAAAACTAGGAAATTTAGCCTATAAAGACGAAGAGAAATTCCCCAACGGTGGATGGTGTAAAGAAAAAGATTGGATTATCTTTCCTCGATACGCAGGTTCTAGATTCCGTATAGAGGGGGGAGAAGTTAGATTATTAAATGATGATGAAGTTTTAGCATCAATTAAAAACCCTGATGATATTGTTAGCTTTTAGAGGATAGAAAATGGCAGAAATACAGACAGACGATAAACAAGTAGAGTTGGAATTGGAAACAAATGAAGACACTGAAGTTGAAGTTAAGGAAGATGAGAAGACATCTAAAAAAACTACCAAGATTGAGTCGAAAACTAAAGAGAAACCTGAAGTTGAGGTGGAGAAACCTCAAAAGAAAGATGAGCACGATCAGTATACGGACTCTGTTCAGAATCGCATTAATAAGCTTACGAAAAAAATGCGTGAAGCTGAAAGGCAGAGGGAAGAAGCTATACGTTATGCTCAACAAGTCCAAGACGAATCGAGCCAAATCAAACAAAGGCTCAAAAGCTTAGACCAAGGGTATATGACCGAATATGGCGGTCGTTTAGAAGTAGAGCAAAAACAAGTTGAAGCTGATTTAAAAAGAGCGGTAGAGCTTGGAGATGCGGATGCCACTGTTTCTGCCCAACAAAGACTTACTCAACTTGCAGTAGCTAAAGATAGATACGATCAAGCTAAAGTTGCTCAACAACAAAGAGAAGAACAGGAAAAGCAACAAGAAGAGCAACAACCTACTCTTCCTTATCAACAACCCCAAACTCAACAGCAACAAGCTCCTAAAAAAGCTGATCCAAAAGCTGAAGATTGGGCATCTAGAAATAAGTGGTTTGGTCAAGATGAAGCAATGACTTATGCTGCTTTTGGTATTCATAAAAGATTAATTGAGGACGAAGGATTTGACGGCAAGTCCGATGAATACTATAATGAGTTGGATAGGAGACTTAGAGATAGGTTTCCAAGAGAATTTGAGGGTAATGTCGAAAGCGAGACATCACCTAGAAAAGTTACTCAGTCTGTGGCGGGAGTTTCTCGTTCATCGACTGCACCAACGTCTAATGGACGCAATCGAAAGGTTAGACTCACCCCTAGCCAAGTGCAAATAGCCAAAAAGTTGGGTGTGCCGTTAGAAGAATACGCAAAATACGTTAGAAATTAAGGAGAGATGATATGACAGCAAAGACAGATACAAAAAAATTTGAAGGGATAGCACGATCTCCTAGAACGAATTCTTCTAGAGAAAAGACAGCCAAAAGAAAACCATGGGCTCCACCATCTATGTTGGATGCTCCCCCTGCACCAGAGGGTTTTAAACATCGTTGGATACGAGCAGAAGTAAGAGGTTTTGATGACCGCAAAAATATTTCTGCAAGAATTCGAGAAGGTTATGAACTTGTTCGAAGAGATGAGTATCCAGATTTTGAAGCTCCAGTAATTGATTCAGGGAAATTTGAAGGGGTTTTCGGTGTTGGCGGACTAGTTTTAGCTCGTATACCCTTGGACACAGTGAAAGAAAGGACTGATTATTTTGCACAACGAAATACAGATCAACAAAACGCTGTTGACCAAGATATGATGAGAGAAAATGCACATTCAACCATGACGATCAGTAAACCTGACCGTCAAAGTCGAGTTACCTTTGGGGGAGCTCGAAAAGATTAATTTATTTATGGAGAAGATTTAAATGGCAAATCAAGATACTTCGTTTGGTCTTCGTCCAATAGGTCTAAATGGCAGTGCAACAAATTCAACTGGGGTAACTCAGTATGAAATTGCGAACAACAATACAAATGCTATTTATCAGTATTCACCTGTAATTCCTTTAGCGGCTGGTGTAATTGATATTGTTGGTAATGCAAATGGTGGTACTGTTCCATTTTTAGGTGTCCTAATGGGCGTTGAATATGTGGATTCAGCTTCTAAGAAGACTGTTTTCAAAAATTATTGGCCGGGTTCTAACAATGTAAGCGTTGACACAAATTTTCCTGTCAAAGCTTTTGTTGCTGACAACCCTAATCAGTTATTTATGGTAGCTGCTGACGAGTCTGTTACAGACAGAGCAACAGCACTAGCTGACGTATTTTCTAACTGTTCTTTAGCTACAGCCACTTCTGGTTCTACAGATAATGGTCGTTCTACTGGACAATTAGATATTAGTACAGCTGCTACAACAGCAACTCTTGCTATGAGAATTGTCGGATTAACTACAGATATAGCTAATCTTGACTATGACGCAGCGGGTGTTAACTTTGTAGTAAGATTTAACTTCCACTTTAATTCACCTGCTTCTAGTTCTGATTCACAGACTACAGCAGATTCAACTGGTATTTAGGAAAGGATAAACTATGGCTATTTCAAGAGCACAATTAGCGAAAGAGCTAGAGCCGGGTCTAAATGCCTTATTTGGACTTGAGTACGATCGCTACGATAACGAACACGCTGAAATCTTCGATGAAGAGTCTTCAGACCGTGCTTTCGAGGAAGAGGTAATGCTTTCTGGATTTAGTACCGCACCTGTTAAAGGTGAGGGTGGTGCTATTTCTTTTGACGATGCACAAGAAACTTACACCTCTAGATACACACACGAGACAATTGCATTAGCTTTCAGTATTACTGAAGAAGCAATTGAGGATAACTTGTATGACAGACTTGCGTCTAGATATACAAAAGCCCTTGCTCGTTCAATGTCACAAACAAAGCAGATTAAAGCTGCAGCAATTTTAAACAATGCGTTTGACACTAACTTCCCTGTTGGTGATGGTGCTGCTCTTTGTTCATCTGCTCACCCTTCTTTGTCTGGTAACCAAAGAAATCAATTATCTACTGCTGCTGATTTGAATGAAACTTCACTTGAGCAAATGTTGATTGATATTGCTGGTCTTACAGACGAAAGAGGTCTAAAGATTGCGGTTAGAGGAACAAAACTAATTGTTCCTAAAGAGTTGCAATTTATTGCTGAAAGAGTTTTAAACTCTACTCTAAGACCGGGAACAGCAGACAATGATGTAAACGCTATGAAGTCAATGGGTATGTTACCTGACGGAGCGGTTGTAAACCACTTCTTGACTGACACAGATGCTTACTTCATTAAGACTGACGCTCCTAACGGCTTTAAATTATTCCAAAGAACTCCTATCAGAACTGCCATGGAAGGCGATTTTGATACAGGAAACATGAGGTTTAAAGCTAGAGAAAGATACAGTTTTGGTGTATCTGACTGGAGAGCAGTTTTCGGTACTGCTGGAGCATAACCAAATCAGGGGGTGTAAAAACCCCCTATTTTCTAGGATTTTTTCTTTGTTAACTGACCTAGCAGACGTTGTAGAGATAACAAAGGCAAACCTTCTACAAAAGGAAACGTAATGGCTAATACTACTTTCTCAGGTCCTATTAAAGCCGGGACTATCAAAAACACAACAGGTACTACTGTTGGAACAGATGTTAAAAACGTAGGTTTTGTTAAGATGGCACAAACTGCTTCTTGGACACAATCTACAACTGCTGCGGATACAGGTATTGTTGTCCCAGCTAATTCTCAAGTCGTAGACGTACAGATTTATATTACTACTGCGTGTGACGCAGCTAATATTAGTGTTGGAACAAGTGCTACTTCTACTGAATTATTTACTGCTTTAGCTGCAGGTACTTCTGCTAATGTAATTTTACACGGTTCCGATGGAACGATTACAGACGCTGATACTTGGGTTGACATTGGTACTTCTGATTTACCTATTTATATTGATTTTTCAGCAGGTACTTCTGGTGCAGGATATGTAACTGTAGAATATATTCAGAATATTAATAACGCTTAATAAGGAGTGAAAGATGGCATTATCTGATGTAATTGCCGTAACTAGAACTTCTGACGGAACTATTTTTGGTGGTAGGGCTAGAGTAAAACAATTAGTTGTTCATACTTCTAGCTCTGGTTCTCCTGCGGTAGTTTTAAAAGATGGGGGTTCTGGTGGCACAACAAAGCTATCCTTAACTTACACCACAAGCGATGTACATTCTTTGAATATTCCTGAGAACGGAATATTGTTTGAAACGGATGTATATTTAGATTTAACTGCTTGTGATGGCGTTACTG